AATGGCGAAATAATAAGATATGATGCAGCACAGTTTAACATTACAGGAACAGGAAACGTTTGGATATCTAGTAATCAAGAATATCAAAAATATTTTGCATCACTTCCTTTTAATGGAAAGATATATCCAACTGGTCTTATTCGTATTTTTTCTACACCATACTATGAGTTAGTTAACGATATATCAAGACTACAACCTGGAAATGTTTATGAGCATGGTCGTGCACAATTTGGAACACAGATTGCTTCACACTTTGCTGGCATAAATTCTTATTGGTCAAACAATGACTATGTTCGTGGTTGTAATATGAGTTCTGAATATTTATTTACAACAGAAATTAGCCCCACAATACCACAAACAACGCTTGGTGCTGCTGGAACAAATAATGTATTAGCAAGACAAACTTCAAGAAATAGTATTATTAAAAACTCAATGGCTACAAATTATTTAACTGAAACAGAAGTTAATGATTTAAAGTCAACGCAATCAGGAACTATACAATCATCTGCCTTAGTTATTAATGGACCTTCATTTAAAAGCACAGATGTCCCAATTAACTTTGTTTCTTACGTTTACAAAAATTTAGACAATGCCTATAAGCATTTTGGAACCAGACTAAGAATTATTGGAAAAATTGAAAATAGCGAAACACGAAGTCAAACCCCAATTGGCAGCATGCCATATTATCAAATTAGTGGAGTAAAACCAAATCAAAGCACAAGTATTGGCGGAGGCTCTGGAGGATTAGCCGTTATGTTAAATCCAGAAACAAACAATGGATACTATTTTGAAATAATTGCTTTAACTGAAAACAATGTAGAGTCATATTTAAATTTAGATAAAAACAATCAATCAAATATATCAATTAACAACATTGTATTTTATAAAATTAAAAAAGATCAATCATCTGATAAAGCAATTCCTATAAAGTTATGGGGAGGGCTAAGTAAAATATTAGTTGACGATGGAAGATTTGCTGGTCAATACAGAATGTCTGGTGAAGAAAGTTCAACGGTATATGATTTATCTGTAGAGTATCAAACAATAGGAAGCACTAGAAGATTTTTTCTATATCTTAATAACCAATTGATTAAAGTTGTTGATGATACAGATCCACTACCAATATACAACAATATGGCTTTATTTACTAGAGGCTCTTCAAGATGTATGTTTGAAAACATTTATGCTTTATCAGAAAATTATGCTGAAAATCCAAACTTTACTGTTGCAGATAATTTGTCTACAGCGTTGGGAAATAAAGAAGTTAGTGTTAACGAGTCTTTTAGGCGATATGCAATGAGCGGTATAGTTCAGGCAACATATTTATCTGGAATAAGTTCACAACAACCACCTAAATTTAATATGTATTTTGAAGAATTTGGATCTATTATGCGTGAATGTGCATATTTTAATATTAAGTATGATCGAGCATATCCCGCTTTATACGCACAATTATCACCAACATTTAATAGTATTAAAGGATATACAACGTCTGGATTTTATGCAAACTCATATGGGGCAGAATTTTTAATATTTAACTCAACAGACTCTGCAATAAACTTAGATGAAACTACTGGAAATTATTTAAGAATTCAAGGCATTACATTTACACAGGATACAACTCATGAGTTATCAGTTGATGAATATTTTAAAAAACGTGGCAACCTATCTGACCCACCTTTTGTTGGTAGTTCACTTACCTACTCTCCATTAATTGAAAAAAATAAATATGATGAAATTAAGTTAAGTAGATTAATTTATGGTAAAAACGAATTTTCAATTAATACTCCATACATTCAAACACAAGATGATGCAGAGGCTTTAATGGGGTGGGTTATTAACAAAGTTATGAGTCCTAAAAAATCGGTAGGTGTAAAAATATTTGCCACTCCAACTATACAACTAGGAGACATTGTAACCATAGATTACAAAGATTCTAATGGTTTAGACCTAGTTGCTTCAACAGATGACAGGTTTGTAGTATATAATATAGAGTATTCAAGAAATTCTAACGGTCCAGATATGACTATTTATTTAAACGAGGTATAAAATGTCAGAAACTTTATCGCCAACCCCGAACACTCCAATAGTTTTAGGTCAAATGATATCATCATCTAGCGTTAATCTAGTTAAAACCGCAACGCCAGATATTATTCTTTTTGATGACCAATCATTATCAACAGAGTCAATGGCTGACCTAATATTTGAAAATATTGGTGGTCAAGAGTTAATTAATATATCAAGAAGTGATACTATAAATGGTCAAGAAATATCTTATCAACCAATTAAAAATGTTAAACTATTACAACAATCCTATAATCCAAATAATATTCTTGGAATACAAAAAACCTCAGATAAATATTTTGCTGGTTTTCCAATTTTATTTGATCAAAAATTTCCTAATGAAGGTAGTGGTTTAAATGGACAAAACATTTATGTAGATGAGTCTGGCAATTTGGTTATAGAGGCTATTGGTTTAAATAATGATGAGCAAATAGAGGTGCAATTGAGCACAAGTGGTACAATATATATAGTCCAACTTGATGGGAATGAATCTTGATAACCGAAGACGGAAAAGGAATTATTGGCAAATACCTGCTTGGTCAGGCTCCAGCCTATGCCTCATACCTTGCTGTTGGTTGCGGTTCAACTCCACTAGAAACTGGCGACGTTGAAGGAAATTTTTCTCAGAAAAAAAATTTAGATTTTGAAATGTTTAGAGTCCCTATTTCATCTAGAGGGTTTGTAAACGAAAACGGTATTAATAAAATAGTGCTTACAGCAGAATTACCAACAGAAGAAAGATATGAAATATCAGAGGTGGGACTATACTCAGCAGGATCTAACCCATCTGCTGGAGTTTATGATAGTAAAACTATCTTTGCATTTACATCAACAGAAAATTGGCAATACAGCACAGCAGTTTCTACAACAGCAATTGATTCTTTTTCTTCTCCATTAGATGATCCAGAAGATGATAATATTATTGCAGTTGCAGATCCAGTGTTTCAAACAAATGCAGATAACTCTATATTTTTTAAAACATCTCGTGCTTCAAGATATGAGCGTTGTAGGTTTTTAAATAATATTATTTGTATTCAAGGAGACACTTCAGAACTTACTTTAAGTGAAGAGAGTGGTCCAACTCTTGATCATTTTGTAATTGAAAATGGATCTAACCACATAAGATTAACTGGAGCAAGTATTGATTTATCTAGAAACTCACCAACAGATCAATTAAGATTAGCCTTTTCTTTAATAAATAAAAATGGTAGTTCAGGATTAATTCCAGAAACAGTTAGAGTTCTTGTTGAGTTTGCATCTACCGATGGAAGTGAGTATGCTCGTTTTGAAGCAGAGATAAACCATGGAACGTCTGGGGCTTTAGATAACATTGAAGACTTTGGAACTAATAGATATTTTGTAGTTTCAAAAGAATTACAAGACCTGTACTCAACATCAAACTTTAGTTGGGATGCAGTTACTATTGTTAAAATTTATGCCTGCGTACTTTCTGAAGATAGCGGACCAAACCCAACACCGTCATCAAATTATTATGTTGCCCTAGATGCTCTTAGATTAGAAAACATTGCTACAGTTAATCCGCTATATGGTTTAACTGGATATTCAATTGTTAAAAATGATAATGCAGAAACAGTTATAAAGTCTCCTAATACTAGTAATTATGTAGAATTTAGATTTTCAATAGGAGTTTCATAATGGCTGATGTTGGAATTAAAAAATTAATTATTCCTAAAAATCAACTACCACCAGTTAATGATGATAATGAATATGTTTTAAGATATAGGATTATCTCTGATGATAAAAATAGATCATCTCATTATTCACCAATTTTTTCAGTACCAGCCGTAAACATAGAGTCAGTTAGCGGAACTTTATTTAAAAATGGAACAAGTTCTACTGCAATCTGGGGTGATGAAAATAATAGACCTAGATATGATATTTTTGTAAAATTTGACGGAGGTAGTTATTTTTATCACGGCACATCACCAATACACACGTATGGATTTCTTAATACTGGAACAACAAATGTTAGAGTTGCCGTACAGGTTGAGGGAATTAACAAGGAAAGAAATGCTGGATTAACTATATTTGAATCAAGCATAGTTTCTTTGGTATAATTAAATAGGAGGAATACATGGCAAGAATACCTTTACCAGAACGTGGGCAACCACTAGATGTTACTTATATCTATGACCTGGCTCAAACAATCAATGACCTATCTACAGAGGTATCTTCTGCAGCATATAATTTTACTAGTATTGATAATGGTCCGTCAGTTAAAGAAACAACAAAAACATCTAATGCCAGAATAGTTGGCGGGTATGTAGAAGTTTTAACTAACAGCACAGTTAGCGCTGGTAACGAAAGAGGGTTTAGTTATTCCTTCCAAAATGATTTTAAATTTCCACCTATTGTTACAGCAACAGCAAGAAATATAGGAAATACTGAGGCTGGACAAAATGTAACGGTTGTATTACAAACAGTTACTACCTCTAAGGTAGATGGGTTTGTAAGGTTTGGAGCATCTGGTAACTTATCTCTGGCTGTTAACTTAATTGCCGTTGGCATACCAAACTAAAAGATAGCAGCATAATGATTTTTTGTAATAAATGTAATGGTCGTTTGTTTATTGATAGACAATATACAAGCGTACAACATATGGAAACGTATTGTATTCGGTGTGGATCAAGAAGATTTTATCATCCACCAACTGAAAGCGGAGAGGGCAGATGGTTACTGGCAAAGGAATTATCGAGAGCCAAACTTACAATAACGAGTCTATAGTAAAAGGAAGTAAAAAAATTTGGTTTCTTAATGGAGACCTTGTAAGGCTTTACCATAGTTCAAGATCTACTGGTTTGGTGTCTGTATATAACATTAATAAAGATAGGGTTGAGACTTGCTTAAGAACTGATTTTAGAAAAAATAGAGAAAAGGCGTATACTGTTGCTGAGACTGCTAGATTAATTAATCGTCATAGAAAGTATATGCCAACATTAATTAAAAAAGGCGTTATTCCGCCACCAGTAGGATCTACCATTAATGGAAAGACTGGATGGCAAATAAGATCATACTATTCAGAAAGCGCAGTTAAGGTGATTCGTGATATACTGGCATCTATACATATGGGGCAACCAAGAAAAGATGGGTTAATAACAAATAATATGACGCCTACAAACCAAGAGTTGACACGACGAATGGGAAAAGGTATACTTACATATACAAAGACAGATGACGGAAGGTATATTCCAATCTGGTCTGAAAACATTTAAAATAGAGAAAAGGTGGGGTATGGAAAACGATAATACAAAAGTATCAGTAACTCTAGGATATACACTTAATCTGGGAAATTTCCAGTCTTTAAGAATTGATCTAGGGGTTGTTGATTCTAAGCGTGATGGTGAAAACTCAGATCAGGCTTTTGATAGAGTCTATAAGTTTGTTGAAGACAAACTAACTGAAAAAATTCAAGAAGCACAATTAGAGGCTGATAGCAAAGACTAATGGCTGAACGCAAAGACCGCATGGCTTTGCTTAGTAGGTACAGTAAGTTACATACAGCAAGGTATGAGCAAAAGCCATCTTTAAATTTAAATGTAGAGCAATGGTCTGCTGATGCCTTAGTAGAGTCTTATGGTATTTCTGCTTGTTATGATTTGCTAGAATATTATTTTAGTATTGCACAAGAACCAAATTGGAACTACTTTGCATATAATGCAGAAAAGATTATTAACGGTAAACTAGATTTTGAAAAAGATACATTAGAACGAATAGAACGAAGAAAATTAGCAAGGAGGTGGCTCAGTGAATAATACAGAAGCAAGAGTTATCTCAGCATTATTACAAGACAAACAAATGCACGTACTTCTACAGGCTAATGTTGAAAACCTTCTTAGGACTCATAATGATGTTTGGAATTTTATAAGGTTGTATTTTGAAAATAATAGTGTAGTTCCTCCAACCTCTTTGGTTGTAGAAAAGTTTAGAGACTTCCAGCCAGTAGAGAATGTTGGTGCAACTAAACACCATCTTGAAGAGTTACAGACTGAATACTTAAACGATAGCCTAAAAGATATTTTAAGATCTGCAGCAGGAGAAGTTCAAACTGGCAATGGAACAGAAGCCCTTAATGGTCTTATTACAAAAACATCTGAACTAAAAAAGAATACATC